TAGTTGCAGCAGCAGTATCTCCTTGCCAAATGTTAAATTCAGTATTTTGTGCAACTTCAGCAGCAACGTGTGCTATCATAAAGTCAGAAAATTTAGGAGGTAAAGTTTGACCTAAACCGAATCCCATAGATTGTGATTCCCAATCGCTTACGAAATCATATTTACATAATTGTAAGTTAACTTGTAATTCAACAGGTTGAATAATTCTCTCTGTTAAAGTAACTGAAGAGTTTGGTGCAAAATCACATCCTGCAGCAGTAACTAAAGCCCCTGTTGCTAATTTTTTAATTACTTCTTTAAAAGAAATGTTTGCTTTTACTGTTAAGCCACCATCGTCAATAGTTGATGCAGATAATAATGCAGCAGCGATATATTCGCCTGCAAATTGTCCTGCATAAGTCGTTGTAATGTTAGTAGCAGTAGCTAATTGTAGTTTGTCTAATTTACTCATTTTATTGTTTTTTATTTATTTAATCTATTTAATACCCTGTCCATTGCTGAACTTCCAAATTTATTTTTTATAAACTCGTGCTTTTTTACAGTTGTCCCAACAGTTTCAGGATTGTGTTTTATTGGTTTACTTGATGCTTCAGAAAGTTCTTCTTTTGAAAATTCTTCTTTTACAGTTCTCGATTTCAAAACATTGCTTTTTTCTTCGCTCATTTCTTCCTCTTCAACGTCTTCCATTTTAGCTTCCTTATCGCCTTTTAAATCAGCAATAGCATCTTCTAAATTTTGAATTCGTTTCTCCATTCCTCGCCAATCAGCAACATCTGCTTCGCCATCTTCTGCCATCTCTTTATCTTCTTGTTCTAAGTCAGAAGTAATTTCTTCGCCCTCTTCGTCTTCCTTTGCAGGAACATCGTCAGCAACATCTCTAACGTCAGCAATTAGTCCCTCTTCAGAAACTACAATTAATCTACCATCTTCTAGTAAATATTCGCCAACAGGCATTGCTACTTTTTCGTCATCTGTAACGATAAAAATTTCAGAGTCTTTTTCAAATGAGTCAGCCGATACGACTGTTCCATTTTCTAACTTCATTTCTTCAAGCTTAACCTGAATGTTTAGAAGTTCTTTAATTTGATTTAGTTTACTTTTCATATTTATTATATAACGTGGTTTAAATTAAAATTTGCATTTTCGATTGTTATTCGCTTACCGTTCCTGTGATCACTCCAATGCCTTGCGCTCTCATTGAGCCATCGCAACATTCTATTGAATACGTATTTTTATCCCAACATAAACAAGCTCTGTTACTGCCTTTAGGCGAGGTTCTTGAGCCTATATAAATATTGTCCTCTGTATTATTTGACATCTGTTAGAATTTTTTTGATTTCATTTAATGTAATTTCTTCAGAATACTCTTCTTTTATAGATTCTTTTGGCGATTCTATTTTATCAGCAAAGTAACCCTCAATACTGAAGCCTTTTACTTTTCCTGTTTTTACGTAATCATTCCAAACATCTTCGTTTTGAACTTTTACCGAACCCATCCAAGTACCAACAGGTACGTCCAAACCATATAAAGCAGTTTTGTCTTTTTCCTTATTTTCTACAATCCAACTTTCAACCAACGTTAAACCGTTTAAAGATTTTTCGTGTTCTAATGTGGTCTGTGATTGATTTCCGTTTTTAAGATATAATTGCGAAGCCTTTACAACTGTTTCTTTTGAAAAGAAAATATAGTAATCGCCCTCGTCTCCTTTTCTGTAAATAGGTTTGTTAGGAATTAACAATGCACCCATCAATAAACGTTTCTCTTTATTTATTTCAGCAAGTTTAATTTCCTGATTTTTTAGAGCAATAAAGTCAGATTCAATCGCAGGGCTTTCAACTATTGAAATCGCTTCAATTCCTGCATCTTCTTGTTCTTCATCTAATATTAGTTCGATTATTCTCATAATTATATAACGTATTAATTTTTAAAATTTGTATTTCTTTATCCAATTGTAGCACTCGTAACAATGTTTCTGTCTAAACTTTGCGAAGTAGTTACATCACTTGACACCACAAATGCCTGTACAGGTTGTGAAGCTTGACCGCCAATAGCATCCGCCAATTGATTGGTTTCACTTGCTCCTACCACGTTAAATGCAGGAGGTTCAGGAATCGCTGATGGCGAAGCACTTGCTGCTCCTGATGCAGGGTTAGTAGCCGAACCGCCACCTGCTTTTGGGTTAGTTGCTAAAATAGATTTTACCGACTTAAAACCAATCGCTGCAGTTGATGCAATATTTACAAGTTTTAAAGCAAATCCAAATGGTGTAACAGTCTTTGTAGCTAATTCCGCAGTTATACCCTGATAGGTATTTATTAATGCAGCAGCAGCAGCAGCAGCTTTTCCTGCTTTAGAATTTTCACCCAAAAGATTAGCTATTCCTGCAAAAGTACTTTTAGCCATATCTACTTCTGCATCTCTTTTTATACCCTCTATTTTAGTTTGTTCATCATTAAACTTTTTGCGTATTCGCATCTTGTCTTCTTCAGTTCCATTTAATCTTGTAACTTCAGCAAGTGCTTCATTCTTTTGTTCTTCTAATGTTAGTTCTTTTTTCTGTAATTCAGATTCTAAAAAAGCAGCTAATTTTTCGTCAGCAATTACTTTTTCTTCTTCTTCAATTATTTTCTTTTTTTCCTTAAATGCCTGTTCGACATCAATCAGCATTTGTTGCTCTGTTTCTTTATCTAATTTTAGTTCTTCTAATGCTTTTATTCTGTCTGCTCTTTCTTGTTCGATATCAGCAAATTTATTCTCTTTGTCTTTTATTCTAAGTCCATCTTTAAAATCTTGTACTGCTTTTTCTTGTGCAATCTTTTCATTTGTTGCAGCTTCTTCTGCTGCTTTTGCTTCAGTATTTAATCCTATAATTTGAGCAGAAACCTCTCTTGCTTTTAAAAGTCTTGCAGATTCTAAAGCAATTATATTAGCCTTTAATTGTATTTCTTTTTTTAAATCTTCTTTGGTTGATTTTCCTAATTTATTTTCAGCAACTTGTGCAGCCAATCTTAATTTAGCAGCAGTCAATTGTTTATTTACAATTTCATCTTCAACAGTTCCTGCTTCTTTCAAAAAATCAATCCTTTCTTGTAATGAAAACTTTTCTTTATCAATCGCTTTATTAAGTAGTTCTGCCCTCTTTTTAATTGCTTCAGCATTTTCTAAAATCAAGTCCCTTTCTAATTTATCTGCTTGAGCTCTTTTATCTGCAATAGCTGCTGCACTTCTTGCATTATCTGCAATCTGTTTTGCTAAATCTTTTGATGCTTGAGTTAATTTTTTAGTACCTGCTATAACTCCATTAATTAAAATAACCGCAGGGTTCAATTCATTGTTAAGTCCGATAACTCCATCTTTTGCATCTTCAAATGCTCCTGAAAAATCGCCACTAAATAGTTTACTAATTGCCGAACCTAATAATCCAACGCTTTTCATTACTGCATCAAATTTGTCCATTACAAATGTTTTGATACTTGTACCGAATGATTTTAGTGATTCAATAGGATTCGTAAAGACGTTAATTAGTAACATCCCTAAGTCCGCAAGTTTATCAGTAAATACCGTAACCACCGAACCAATAACAAGCATCATTTTGTTGAACTTGTTTTGTCCCTCTTCTGAAGATGTAAAGGCTGAAGCTAAAGCACCAACTGCTAAAACTAAAGCACCAAGTCCTGTTGCGATTATTGCACCCCTCATAGTCTTAAAAGAGCCTGTAACTTTTTTCAAACCTTTACCAAGTCCTGTAAATCCTGAAGCAAGACCACCTGTCATTTTATCAAGTTGTCCGATAACTCCCTCAAATTGTTCAGTACTTTCTGTTGTACTTTCAATTTCTTTATTTAGGTTATCTACGCTTTTAACTGCACCCTTTGTATCTACCTTAATTACAAACGTTTTTTCTACTGCCATTTTGTATTGTTTTTAATTTTTTCAATCACTTCTTTAAAATCTTTTGGTAAAGAATTTTTACCTTGTGCGATTCTAATATTCTCTGTTTCTCCATCTGCTACTTGTAGCAACTCTAATATGTTTTTTATCATACTTCGTTTAGTAATTCGATACTACTTTTTCCGTTCTGAAGATTTGTAGTAATTGAGTTAATAATATATCGTTGTGAATTTATTTCAAACGTGTCATTTAATTTAAAATCAAATAATATCCTTAATGGTAAATATGCACTTACTTGTGTAATTCGTCTCCTTGTATTAAAAACATCTATAATGTATTCACTATGATAAACTGAAAATAAAGTGTCAGTAAAAGCATTTGTTCTTGTGTATTCATTTATTTCATTATTGAAATTTATATTTTGCTTACCTGTTGATGAATTTATAAATAAACTATTTGATGGTATTGTGTAATCCGATATAGGGAAAACAGAGGTATCAGTTGTTACCAAACCAATTGGTGTTAAGCCGCTACTTCTATATATAGCATAAAAAATTAAAGGTTTTCCTATGTATGGTTGTTTATTTTCATTTACAGAATAACCCCATTGAATTGTTGTGTCAACGCTACCTGTGACGTTAATTAACCTTTCGTATTTAAAATGCTCAAATGGTACTAAAACTTTATAAATCTCGGTAGAAGCATTATAATTTACACCCCCTGTTTGCCCTTGTGGGTCACCTGAATAACTTAAAGCTCCCCAATTGCTCCCTGCTAATTGATTATGTTGTTTAGCTAAAAAACTTCCTGTACCCTCATATCCGTAAACAATTTCGTTATAAGGTAATGCTATATTTACGTTGCTTTTAGTGGTATCTATAAAACTAGATATATTGTAATTTATTGGTGCATCATTACCGTTAATATCTGAATTTGTGTAATATGATAAATTATCTTCAGTACTGAATTTAGATGCGTCAGTTGCTTCTAAAGGTCTAACTACTATCGTATTATTTTCATCTGCATAAGCAACTAAATTAAACATCTTAAATAATCCTGTAAGAAATGACATTATAGTAACATCAGGTATTTGTTCTTTTACTAAAAAATCAAAATCGTTTGTAATCTGAAAAGAAGTTGTAGTTAATGTATCTGTGTAAAAACTTGCGCTACCACCTTGAACAAAATAATAAACACCGTCAAATTCCCATTCCACATTTGTGAAAGAAATAGTTGTTCCTGCTGTAACAAAAATATTAAAAACTCCGTTTCCTACTAATGCAAATTGATTTGTAAAAGTACGAGGTCCTGAAGCGCTTGTTGATTGCCAATATGGGCTTCCATTTAACGTTACATTTACTACATAGGCTGCTGCGCTTGAAGTTGCAAAACTTAAACTATGGCTTGTAACCCTATTAGGGTAAGTCAACATATCAGCAGGAGTAATAATATTAGCACCTGTTGAGATTAAATGAGCATTTGGTGGTGAAGGTGTTGCAAAAGTAACTTGACTTGAAACAGATGTTATTTGCTCTGCAGGTTTTACTGCTCCACTTTTACGATGTAACCACATATACAAATTGTAAAAACTAGGATTTGATGTATTAAAAAAATCTCTTGAAAAAACTATATTATTCGAGTAACCCTCCGCAATAGTGTACTTTGCTTCAATCTCTAAGATTAACTCATACAGTCTAATAGCGAATTTTAATTGGTCCCATTTAAGCCCCTTAATCACTCCGCTATTATAACTAACATTATTAGTCCCTGCAATATTTTGTCCTGAATTATAATAAATACTATCTGTATGAGTAATTAATGGAGTTATAATTTTACTGTTACCAACTGCACCCATATATGCTCTAATGTATGCAGCAGTATAAGGTATACTGTAATCTGAACTTGAAAAAAATAAAGAACTTAATTTATCTTCTCCTAAAATATCAGGTAATTCTACTGTATTACCAAAGAATGTAATTTTATAAGTATAAGCAATTCCATTTTTTAAAGCAACCCCCTCTAATCTAATTCGCCCTGTTTTGTATGGTATTGAATTTAATTCTATTCTTGAGTCTTTTTTTATCCTTGCATCAAATCCACCTACAATGTCAAAATTATAATAGTGTTTAAAAATCTTGTTATTTGTACTACTCGCAGGAATAGTAAACGTCTTTGTAAATGAGGTAAATATTTTAGCTACATCTTTTACATTCTGAATTGTTTGAGTTAAAGAAACCGTTTCATCTTTGAATAAATCAATCCTTGTACCCTCTATGTATAATTGTAATTCTTGCATCTATGTTATTTCTGTGTTACCTTATGTTATTTATGTAATCAAACGCATCTTCAAATTCTATTGTATAATTAATTAATCTGTTATTTAAAGATGTTTTTAATTCTATTCTTGAAGATTTAACTCGAACAGGTATGGTTAATTCACTCACAGGGTTTTCCTTTCTAAAAACTTTCATCCAAACATATTCGCTCAAAAGTAGTTGTTCAAAATATTCAGTAGCCCCCTCGGGGTAGTAACCTGAATTTAAAGTATATGTCTTTTTAGCAATGGTATTAAAGGTACTTATAGGTGCTTCAGAAATTTGATAATAAGGCGGTGCATCGTCATAGTACAATGTATTTGACTTGTAATTTTCATTTTTACGACTTAGGTTTTGAGTTTCTTTTAAAGAAAACCAAAGGTCTTGTTGAGCGCCATATTTATTAATAAAAACTATCTCTCTGCCATTTCCGTATTTACTGCAATTTATACGAGTTATTTTTATGTCATCTGTTTGAGATGCATTTGAAACTTCAGTATCTGTGTCGCTATATATTTGTGTAAATACAGTACCTGAACTTGTAACTCCTGCAACACGACCACTCACGCCAATAGGTACAAAAATTTCAAATTCATTACTCGAATAAGATTCTGTTTTTATTGGTGCAATTAACCAAGTTGGTACAGTCCTGTCTGCAGTGTTTATAGGGTTAGAACCATTAAGATACGTTCCGTATGCTTCCCATCCAACGTCACTAAAAACAACAGGTGTTCCCACTACGCTACCTGTTCCATTTACACCATCATAATTTGTTAAGATTGAGCCAATGGATATGGTATTAGGCGTGTTGCTTCCTGAATAATATATCGTTAAATAATCTCTGCAAAGTTCCGATATTTCAAACGATGTATCTGAAAGCGAACTTTTATTTTTAGCAATTGTGTACCTTAAAATACCATCAATGGTAAGGGTTAATGTTGTAGATAGCACCGATAATGATGATACATTTATGCTTTTAAACTGCGGACTTCTTAATGCTATGTTTGCCATTTTATTTATTTATTTTGAACCTAATATAATTGCGTTTTCTACATCTAAAAAAAACCCATCTTCAATGTCTTTGTCTAATCCCTTTATTAATTCCTCATAAGGTTTTGTAAAAAATAGATTAGCCTTTAAGCCTTTATTGTAAATACTTCGA